TAGGTTTGCATCAGGTAATTCGCGTTCCGCACTTCGGCAGCCGAATCCCGAATGAGATTTCGCCCGCCGACCTGCATCCCGTCCAGCTTCGCTGTCAACGTGTTGATTTCAGACGACCTGGCAGCATCCTGACGTGTTACGGTTTCCCGCAATGCCGAAATACCGCTTTCTGCATTACCAAGTCTGACAGCCAGTGTTTCACGCACCTGCGCCTCGGCTCTGTCGCCATCAGCACGGGCTTTTTTTTCAGCTTCCAGCCCTGCGGCGGTATTGTCCTGCGCAGACGTAACAGTTTGAATTTGCTGCGCCTGCTGCGCATTGACAGCTTCTGTTGCGGCAATACGCGTACCGATTTCAGATGACTTTCTGGCAAGCTCGGCAGTTCGGGCAGACGATTCTGCCTGTATTGCCGCCGTCCGCGCCCGTGCTTCCTCCTGTAAGGCTTTAGCACGTTCCGCTGCCTCTGCTGACACTTTCAATCCCGCTGCCGCAGTCATATCCCGATTCAGCTCATCTATCAGCTCCCTGCTTAATGCAGACTTCCCAATTGCCCCCTGAATCTGCTGCACTATCGGCGCAGGATTGTTGTCTGCCCTACCCTGTACGGCAGCAGTAAATTCCCCCGTATTTCCTGCAATATCACGAATGCGCACCCAGAAATAATAAACGTCGGCAACACCGACGCCAGTTAAGGTATAGCTGTTTTGCGGATACGCCAGCGACGCGAGTTTCGTTGCCGTATGAAGATTGTTGGTCTTGCTATACCACAGCTCGGAAACCAACTCGGAAACAACGGTTTGCGGCAATACCCAATCCACGGCCACAGACAGTGTTTTCGGCGTCGTCCTCAATCCGGTAACGGCATAGTCGATACTCCAAGCCTTAACCAACGGTGCAGACAGTACACCCCGTACATTACGGCCGCGTATTTCTGCCCGATAATTGCCGTTTGGCAGATTTTCCAGACGAATTTCCGCTGTCTGTGCATCAGGGATATGGCGGTATAGGCTGTTGTTACGGTAAATCTTAATATCGTAAGTTAAAACCTGACCGTTTGCGGCCAGGTTGTCCCATGTCATCACAACTGTCCCACCGTCGGTATTGACAGCCGCATCGGTCAACACAGGGGCGGTGTTGTGCAGCGTGGTAATTTCATGGTCAAAATGCGCAAAACTATCCACCGCAGCATATTTTTTCGGGTCATGCAGCAACGCGGTAACGGTATAAGTACCCGCATCCGTATTCTCTTTAATGCCGATGGCACGGTAGAGGCGCGGCTTGACTTTGCCGGATAAAACCCACGTATCGCCAGCCTGCAACGGCACCTCACGCTCCAAAGTAACCTTTTTGCCTGCTGCCGCAGTTATCTTCGCTGATTTCAGACTACCGCCTTCAGAATAAAACACCAAGGCTCCGACCGCATCGGATACAGGTCGATCCAACGTCAGCACATTACCCGAAATGGCGGCAACACGTCCGGACAACTCCGCACCCGCGTATTGATTGTCCATAATCTGCACGATGTCGTAAGGCAGATGCTTCAACCCCTCACGCCCGATGTCAAACGTTACGGCGTTCTGCTGCCGCAACTCAGTTTGCAGCGTCCATGCGCCGAAACGTGCCGCCTGCCCGCGCGAATCGCAGCCGAACGCAGTAATCTGCTTGATATTCAAACCATAGCGGGCGATGGCTTCGTTGTCGGCTACATATTCTGTTTTAGCGCGATAGCCATCGTATTTGTCTATATACTGCACATGAACAGCAGTATGAATGGACTTCAACGCTGCACCCGCATAATTAAACAGGCCGTCTTTAACATTGGCATTGGTATATTGCGCCACCGGATCGGCGTCGGCATCCATGACGACGGATACTTGCTGTCCGTTCCAAACCGGTAAACCGGTAAAGACGCTGGCAAGATTGTTCAAAAATTCACCTGCCTGCATCAGGTCGGTAATATAGGCATTGCAGACGAAACGCGGCTCTTTGCCGCCGAAGCCGTCATTGACCGGCTCGTCGCAATATTTCCCGATTTGGTACAGACTCCATTTGTCTATGTCTGCCACATTCAGACGACGTGCCAGCGTGGAAAATCTCGGCTGGGTCAGCACATCGTAAAAAACCCATGCCGGGTTGTTTGTCCATGCGGTTTTGAAACTGCCATCCCATGTTCCACCCGTATATTGGCGGGTTTCAGGATTGTAATTGGACGGCACTTTGACCAAGCGGCCTTTCATCAAATAATTGCGACGCGGAATCTGATTCCCGAATTGCGCCGAATCAATCGACAATGCCGCAAACGCGGTATGCGGATAGCTTAATTTCGCATCAACGATTTCAACGTAGGACGAAAAATAGGTATTGTTGCTGACCTTATCGGTCTTGGAATCAGGCGAAATTCGGAAAACACGGATATTGAACGGCACTTGCGGCACCACATCAAATTCGACATCCTGATAATATGTCCCGCTGGATTTTTCATTGAAACGCACCTGATTTGATGCCTGCACACCATTGCTGTTTATCAACTCAACACGCATTAAGGTATCTGCAGGCACGGTGTCGCCATTGTCTTCAACTTGCGCATTCCGCTCGACAGCGACCGTAATCCGCAAACGGCTGACCAATTCGTCGGTAACGGCGCGAACAATCGGCTGATTCTGCTTCACCGCAGCCGAAACGGCTACGGTGCGCTCGGAAGCATCGAAACCCGGAACATAGGACTGGTCTTGCTCGCCACGCTGAAAATAACCCGTAACTCCATTAAAATTGTAGCTGCCGTCGGAATTTTGGACAGGAGTGTCATCAAAATACACGCTTTTGAACGGCGCATCATCGCCGTTGGCAAACCCCGAAACCACACCTTCGGACACCGCATCAATAATCCGCAGCGACTGGGCGCTGGATAAACTGTTTGGGGCTTCATAAGGTGTCCGTTGTCCTCCGCCCGATTTGCCGCCCATACTATTTCCTTTCCTGATTCAAAACCTTACTTCACGGTATTCAGAATACCGATCAAAGCCCAAAAATACACAAACAAAAACAGACACGCCGCGAAGTTTGCCCCTTCGCGGCGTTTCGATTTTTCAGACGACGTTTCAGCCCGAAAACGCCGCCTTATAATTGCGCGCCCGCACGCTGTCGTCTGAAAAGTCGGTACGGTATTTCTGCCCGTTCGGCGCGGTTGCTGCTACACCTTGAACGAATGTCTTGGACAAACCCAAATTCAACACCGCACCTGACGAAGCCGCCGTCGATGACGGTTCGATACGGCGGGGCTGCACACCCTGCGATACAACACGGCTGCCGCAGTAGCAAAGCCCGTAAGCCAACGGCACAGGGCGACCCTGTGCCGCTGTATTGGCAAGGTTGGAAAAAGCAGAATTCTTACTCTCTTCCACCCCCTTGCCGCCGGCATTCAATTTGGGCTGCTTGGTCAACATTTGGGCGACACCGCCCGCCACCATGCCGATACCGACGGCGATAAGCTGCGTACCACCCGCCCAACTCGTAAACGCGCCGACTACAATCAAAACCGCTCCGATAACGGTTTGAATCAACCCGCCATTTTTACCTGCACCCTGTACGCGCGGAACAATGTGCAATACACCGTCAGCAGGCCGTCTGAACACGCTACCTATCGTTTCTTCCGACTGGTCTTTACCGTCAAACCGCACCTGATACACCCCGTCCCGAATCCGCCGACGCAAGCCTTTGATTTGGGTAAACAGAGCGTGCAGGGCTTCGGCGGGCGTCTCGACGTGCAAAACAAAACGGCGGCCGTATTCGCGCAGGCCGCCGTACAGACAAACAGTAATCATGCTTGCTCCATAAAATCGTTCTCAAGTGCCTGCATCATAGCCGGCTCGAAATCGGGATGCCGCCAAACGCTGTGCGTAACATCCGCCCAATAGCGGGTATAAGGTACACGGCAGCTCAATTGATTATAGGCATGGTGCAGCATCCAGTCGTTGCCCAAATACAGGACGGCATGGGACGCATGCCCGCCCGTTGCCGTCAAGACCACATCACCGGCGCAAAGGCTGTCTGAAATACGGGAAAACCCGCAGTTTTCCAAATGCTTTTCCCAAAAGCCCGCCGACGCGTCCTCATCTATATCGCCACGCGGATGGTCGGGGAAAACCAGCCCCATCAACATGAAGGCATCGCGCACCAGCGCGCCGCAATCCGTCTTGCCGTATTCGAAGACACGCCCGCGCAAATGCGGAACGGGGCGGAACAGTTTCAGACGACCTTGTGTAACCAAAATCCAAGGCAAGCCCGTTTCGACCTGCATCTGTCTGTCCGCACCCGATAAAAACGGCTCGCCGCGCGGATGGGAATGCACGACTGCCACAATCTCGCCGACGCGCTCCGCCGCCATCCAGTCGTCAGCGGAAATCTCAAAGGTTTCATGCGGGCTTTCGGCGCAATTGGACAAAGGCAGAAACTCATAGCCTTCATAACTGAAAACCAAAACCCCGCACATTTCAGACGGTACGGCTTCTTCAGCACACGCCAGCATTTTGCGCCGTACTTCTTCACTTAACAAATTCAAATCCATCATGTCGTTACCTTGTCGCTAGACGGGAAACCGCCGAACGGCAAAACCGCCGTCGCGCCAAACCGCGCCCTACATCCTGTCAGTGTTTTGCTGCATACGTCTTTGGACGCATCGTCCGTGGGCATATCGAAACGGTCGGCAACCGCACGCCCCGTATAACCGCATCCTTCGCCGCGATACTGCCAGCAGCAGGTATTTGCCAGCATAATACGGGCGGGAATGACCGAACCATCCGATTCGGACGGCGCGGCAAGTTCGAAGGTTGCCGTTTCTGCATTCAATGCCGTCATCCGTTCAACCAAATATTTGCCGACGACTTCCTGCATCGGGTCTGCGGTCGGATTGCGCCCGGACTGGAAATTGACCGCATCTAAAAACTTGGCATAGGTTTGACGGCGCACAACCAGTACGCCGACGAGCTGACCGAACTGATCCGCCGCGCCCGTAATCAAACCCAAGAGATTCGATACCGTCAGCGTCGGACGGTTGCCCGCCCCTTGCGAAGTTGATTCAAAGCCGTCCGCCTTAATCGGATAAGGCTCATATGCCTGTCCCTGCCAGACAACCGCCGTACCCCGCTCGTTGACCTGATTGCAGAAATAGAAAACCCGACCACCCAGCGGCCGCAAGTCCACTTGCCACAAATCGACCAAAACATCCTGCTGCACGGCAGACAAGGCTTGCAGCATCACACCCGACATGGCCTTTATACGCGGATTCATAAAAGCACCTCCTCAAACGTACAGCTCAATTCGTAGGCTTTGCCACCCTTCGCCGTTTCCTGATATTCCGATACCTTGACCAATACAGGCACGCCGTCGGGCGGTCTCCAATTAAACGGCTCAACACCGCGCCGGGCATCAAAAAAGGCTTTGATTTCTCCCATCAAAGCCTTTTGTCCGACTATCTTGATCTCCCAGCTTCGCAGCTTCGGTTTCAAAGATTTAGGCTGCCGTTGCTCGTAGCCGTCGCCAAAGCGAACGGAACGGACATCGAATTTATGTACAGCCTTATTATCCGAAGCAACACGCCATCGGAATGTTTCAGTCATGATCGGTTCCTTTCAGACGACCTATTTATGGTAAGTACCGTTTTCACGGTACACATTCTTGACATACCACTGTTCCACCATGCCCGGTATGGCGGCGGCAAGATGCTTCGCCATCTCCGTATCGGCACTGCTGTCCGATTCGGCGCTACCGTCCCGATTTATAGTGATGTTGACCTGCATGCCTCCAGCCCCGGTCGAACGGACTCCGGTCAAAACAGACGGCAGTCCTACTGCGCCGCCACCGGCATAACCATTCAACCGCAACCGCTCGACAGCCGCAACGCCGCCGTGATTACGCACGTCCCGCTGGGAAAATACGACTTCGCCCTTGTGGACAATGCCGGCAGGCTCATACTTCCCGCCGTAGCCGGTATAACCGCCGCCGGAAAACAACGCGTCGAACTGCGTACTCCCACCGCCGACAATACCGCCGTCGGCATAACCCAACGCCGACTTCATTGCATTGACAATCGCCATTTTAATCAGCATTTTTGACAAATCCTGCAAAATGGAAACAGTCAGGCTTCGAAAATCAAGTTTGCCTGTGGCAACAAAGTCTGCCAGCGCATCCCCCATTTTGTCGAAGGTTTGTACGGTGGCATTTTCCATCGCCTGCCTCATTGTTCCGAATGAATCGATGTAGCTTTTCAAGCCGGACTCGATACCGCCGCGCCAATCATTGTCGCTGTCCGCACGCGCCTTCTGCATTTGAGAAAGATTGCTCATCCCTTCCGCCTTGCCGCGCTCCAATAAATCGATACTTTCCAACGGCGCACCTTCTTCACGGGCTTTCGCTATCTGTCTGTCCCACAGTCTCGCCAGCGTCAGTTTCTCGATTTCTTCACGGGTTTTGCCGATAAGCGAAATTTCAAACAGCCTGTCATCCAACTTTTCTTTCGAATCGTCGGTCATTTGCTTCACTATGTCGAAATATTTTTTGGAAGCGGCCGTCAAACTATCCTGCGCATCGGCCTGTTCGGCACGCTCCCGCGCAGCGGCTTGCTGCTCCTTCGTCCAATCGCCGAAAGTGGGGTCGGCAAGCAGCTTCAACTGCTCCCCTATGGCACGGTTGGCATTCAAGATTTGAAAAGCCTTCTTCGCCTCGGCATCGGCATGACGGCGGTTAAAATCCTCCTCCCATTTTTCGTAGCCGGAAGACGGTATATCGACGAAATCACGGCGCGGGTCATGACTTATTTCACCTTTACCGCCGCTAAGCCAATTCATGCGTGCCATTACTTCAGGAGCGTATTTTCTGCCGATAGGGCCGATACGGCCTTTATCTACATTTCCTTCGCCCGAATGATAGGCTGTCAGGGCTTTTGTAATATTACCGTTGTAACGGGTTAACAAATCACGCATTTTCCGCGCAGCACCCAAGGCCGATGATTCTATACTTCCCACATCTACACCATACTGACGTGCGGTTGCGGGCATAAACTGGAATACGCCACGGGCACCAACCGAAGAAACGGCATTCGGGTTTCCGCGCGACTCCTGCATAGATAAGGCAGCTAAAAGTTTTATAGGTAATCCGTAGCGTTTTTCCAGACCTTCATAATCAAACCGTGCTGCCTGACTAAGTACGGTTTGATTAACAGTAAACTTCTCTTTCTCAATTTTGTTTTTTTTAGGCCCGCCGTGTTTTTTCTCGGCAAAACTTTCATTAATCAGCTTGGCATTTGCCGCGTACTTATTAATGATTGCTTGCCGCTCCATCGCGTCAGTGATGCCGTCCAACGCCTTTTCCCGTGCTTTGTCGTTTTTCAGCAGTTCGCGTTGCCGTTGCTGCTCTCGAGTAGCATAACGTTCCGAAATAGCATCCAATGCGGCCTTACCTTCAGTGCTGTTTTGGTTCTGCTTCTGTTTCTGCCGCAAAGCTTCAGCATCGGCTGCCTCCTTGTCGAGTTCGGCACGCAACCGGGCACGCTTCACATAGGCGTTCTGCAGCTTACGCTCACCCTCTTCATCCCAAAACAATTGCGTAACCGGATGTTTCTTGTTGGTTTCGATTTGGGAAATAAACGAATCCAGCGCGGCAATTTCATCCAGCTTGGTCTTGTCCCTACCTATGGATTTAACAGCATCCCATACCTCCAACGCACTTTCTTTAATATCCTTCCACGCCCGCTCAATCAACCCAAGATTGCCCAGTACGCGTTTTGCCATATCCTCCGACTCTTCGGAGAATTTCCGCTGCACCAATGCAACCGCATCCTGTTCCCGACCTTGTGTCTGCAAAGCCTTGACCTGCTCGTAAACATCGGCAGTCATTGTCCGGTAGGTGGCTGATAGGGCTACCACGGCTTTCAGCGGGTCTTTGGCGATTTCAGTATATTTCTCAACCAAATCGTCAATACTTTGTCCCGTTGCCTGCGACTGGAGGGTAATACTCCGGGCGAACTGTTCGTAATTGTCCGCTGCAACCTTGCCGCTTGAGACTAAGGCCGTAATTGCAGCACGCGCATCAGCATAGCCGCCCGTCGCTGCCCCGACCGAAACAGCGATTTCCTGCATCCTGTCTGCAGTAATCCCTGCTGCATCTCCGGCAAGTATCAAGGCTTTACGGTATTCGCGCGATTCCTCCGCACCCTGATACATCGCATAACCCAATGCCGCAATGCCGCCGCCCAACCCTGCAACAGCAAGGCGCATAGGGGAAATGACCGTGGTCAGCCCCTTAAGCATACCGCCGAAGCCGCCATACATATCACGCAACTGCCCACCCTGTTGCATCATGATCAGAAACGGGCTTTGCCCGCCAGCCAACTGGGTAACGATGTCGGTAATTTGTGCCGGAGTTTGCCGTAAGGCGTTATTGAACTGCTTGACAGACTGCGTAGCGCGATTGGTCTGCGTATTATGCCTGTCCAATTGGGACAGTAGCGGATTAAGCCGTGCAATATCGATACCGCGCTGGCGCGCAAGCTCTTCGTAATACTCTCGGTTTGCCTTACCGCCTGCAATCTTAACGGCTATATCGCGGCGGATGGCATTCTCCAGAGAAGCCAAAGACCGTTCCGTCCGCTTCGATGCCGCCGACACTACCGTCGACGATTTCTCTGCGCCGTCGCCACTATGTACCAATCCGTCAGAAATACGCCGCCCCTGAGAAGACGCCACATCCCCCAAAGACTTGATAGATTGTTTTGCCTTTTCTACGCCGCTGACGACACCGCCCGTTTCGGCGGTAATATAAATCTTGGTTTCGTTATTCATGTTCGCCTGCCCACATTGACAACACTTCAAGCTCCATCATGCGGACTTTCTCCAACAGGGCTTTCCGTTTCTTCGGCTTGATATTGCCGCATTCCATAACCGCTGCGACGGCGGAATAATCCAACCCCGTCGCGCCCGACATTCCGATACGCCACTGCGTCGATACTGCAATAAACAGTTGCACCGCCCGCCAGTTGCACGGCCATACGCCAAAAGTGGTCTCCTCTTCTGAAAAATCGTCCGCCGAAAATCCGAATACATTCAATTCCGCCGCATCAGGCTGCTTCTCATAAAGCGCACGCGCGGCGGCAATCAGTTTCCCTCGCGGGCATTGAAGACTTCCTCAACATAACCGTTGACGACGGCAAACACCGCCATCGGATAGCTATCCAGCAGGATTTCGACATTCTGCCGGTCGAATGCTTCTTCCAAATCCCAGCCTTGAACACAATCCAAGACGGTATCTGCCGTCCAGCCGTCTTTATGCTTTTCGGTAAATTCTTTCATCGCCTTGCGGCCGCGCGCCTTAAATTCAAATTCGACGTCCGCAGGCTCTGCACCGGGAACAGGGATTTTCACGGTATGTCGGAAAGTTGCATCAGGCTTTAAAGTAAGTTTTGCCATTTCAATACTCCAAATAAATAAGGTTGCCCGAGTAACTCGGACAACCTTTATATGCCGATAAAATCAATAACGGTTTACTTCGCCGGAAATGGCGTAGGACAACGTTACAGCCATTACTTGGTTACGAACCAATTCGGGGGTTTTATTCATGCTGGGATAACCGTTATAGCAAATCAGCCCGCCACCTTTCAACACCACTTTCAAAGGCCACTTGCCGCCTTTATCGCTGCATTTTGCAGCCGCCTTGTAGCCGGGCAACGAAGTATCGTCAGCGATCTTAATCGACATTGACATAGCTGATTTCGTGGATGGGATTTGCTGGTCAAAATCGTCCTCCAGGAAACCAAAATCTACATATTGCTGCTCGCCGCCACTGGTCGAAAATTCTACGATTTGCGAAACCTGCACCCAATCGGTAATTTTCTGAACAGCACCAATACCGCTGCCTGCCGGAAACTCATCTGCATTGGAAGTATCAATGCCGTTCAGCTTGAATGTATCGGTTTTGACATCGCCAATCTGGAAAACGCGTTCATTCAACTTTCCCCAGCCGCTTTTAAACAAAACCAAATCGCCGTTGGCAAACCCGTGTCCTGCTACCGTCAGGACGCATTCGGCAGCATTAGTTGCCACCGTAGCTTTTTTCTCCGCCGCCAAAGCGGTCGCAATGTGAACGGTCGCACCGTTCGGTAATTTCACTGCCATACTTTAACTCCAAATTAAAGGCAATCTGAAATCAGACTGCCGTATCAAAATAAATTGCCTGCCATCCTTGCTGATAATAGACGGTAACGGCTTCGCCGCTTTCGTCGGAATCGATATTCAGCAAATCAGGTACTAAATTTTCCAAATCACCGACACCCAAATCGGAATGTTCGGCAAACGACTGCCCAACCAAAGACAGCATCTCTTCCGCCAGTTCGTCCGCACCGGCGGCAGCCTGCACGCAAACCAACGTAACCAGCCGCACCGTATGCCGGTAGGTAGGCGGAAAATCAAACGTTTCCTGTTCGGTTCGGCGACTGTCAACGTACACCACAACACACGGCAACTGCGATTGCGCAGGCGCGAAACCACGCCCGGAATACACGCGCTGGAACTTCGTTTTCAGCACATCTGTCGCCGCATTGCGGATTTCAGTAAGTCGGCTTGTCATGTATCGCCCTCAATTGCACAACAACCATTCCGCAACCGTCAAAATCAGTCTCCGCCACCGTGTAGCGTTTGCCGCGCACGGTAACGACCACCGACTTCACGTCTTCCGGCAGGTCGTCTTCAGTAACGATGATTTGCGGGTCGGCATTGGCAACGGCAACGCCAAACCCGCTATCCGTCATAAATTCACGGTCAAATATCGCGTTTCCCTCTTTGAGCTCATTACAGATATGCAGCTGCTCGACACGATTCCAAAGCTGTCGGCAAAGGTGAAACTCGAACTTGAGGATTTTTCCGCACTTGTATTTACATACATGGGACAGCTCGGAACACGTCCGCTTCATGAAATTGTTGAGAATATCATTGAGGAGTCCGGCTATGCCGCAGCTCTTGAGGACGATCCGAAGGAGGACAATCGCGACCGTCTCGAGAATCTGCGCGAGTTTATCAGCGTGGCAAAGAACTTCGAAGACGGTGCAGAGGAAGGGCAGAACGGACTGGAGGACTTCCTCGCCCAGATTTCACTCATCTCCGATGTGGATGAGACAGAGCAGTCTGAGGGAAATGTGACCCTCATGACCTTCCATGCGGCAAAGGGATTGGAGTTCCCGACTGTATTCATGGCGGGCATGGAGGAAGGGCTTTTCCCACATTCGCGCACGCTGCCCGCCGATACGGAGATCGGGGGGGGGCGCCGGGGC